CATGGTACCAAGATAGGTCACATTGCGCGGGTCCGGCGGCCTTAAATAGGTTCTTACGTATACGGTATTGCTGCTCCAACTTACTAGGTTTGTATCCAGACAGTTTATCTATCCACGTCTGACAGACTAACGCTGCCGGTGTGCCTGCATTCAGGGACAATTCACCGGTGGCCGTAGCCAATAGTCTTTCGTAGGTATCAGACTGCCCAAAGTGTACTGATGAGAATAAGGTGTCAAGCACCTTGCTTGGTTTCCTCAACCAACGTTTGGACAGTGGATCGATCCTGCTCTGGCACCAGTCGAGATGGTATGGGTCCTGCGATATGCCAACAATTTTGACGACGTGTCCGAAAGCGTTGAATTTATGAACAAAGTCAGTCACAGTTTTTAAGTGTTTCTGTTCCACAACAAGAATCACATCCTCACCATTGACTAGAGTTTCCTTGCTCAAAGTTTCATAAACCGCATCGAACATTGCTTGGGCCTCGTCACTATTCCCCTTACTAGTGTCTTGTCTACCGCTCTCTGTCCTGCCTTCTATTCGGTAATAGCCATCCTTCCACCCTAATTTCCCTGTGCACACCTGCTCCTTGTGCATCTGTTCTATGACTTCTTCGTCCCGGGTCATCTGACAGTACTTAACAGTTCTTATTTGCTTAGATCTTTTGGTCTTATGAGCGTCATATCTTCTAAAATCGAAGCTTATGCCTACTGGGCACTCAAACCTAGAGAACTTGGCAATCAAGAGCTTAGCTGCCTGATGTTGATCCAGTCCGGAGCCAAGCCAGCGGTAGGTTTGTCCATCTCTAAAGTCTTGTGATATCTCACAAAGAGGTTTGATGAACGTAGCCATCACTGCCCTGGAGTCAATAGGGGTGGCTTGAATAAGCCTTGGAACGCCTTTATTATACGGGTCAGGCTTGAGAATTAGACAATAACCTTCAGTCTTTACGAAGGGCTTGGTTTCACCATGTTTCCTATATTTTAGGCCGAGCTTATATGCCAGAGCATAGGCTGTCCTCTGAGAACCCGAGTAACACGACAAAACGCGTTCAGGGGTCCAAGAGGTCACCAC